TACTTGCTATTTTTTTTCGTGGCATTATCTGCACCTTCTAAACTTTCTTGCAATAATCTTGACTTTAAATCTACCAATTGTTTTTTATCTGAAAATTCTCTAGCCATTGGTTCTAATTCAATACATCTACTTTGCAAAGATAAAATATCATCAAACAAACTTCTTTGTTGATCTGTCATATCTTCTTTATTGAATTCTTCTATTTCTCCATTATCTTTTTGTATTTTTAAATTAGCCATTTAACTATTCATCATCTATTGGTTCTAAGAAACCATTAATTATTTGTTCTTGTTTTATTGCTAAATCTATATCTTCTGTATTTACAAAAAATTCATTATTTTCTTCAATAATTAAATTTTTACTTTTTTCTTTGTTTAATTGTGTTGAATATTTTAAGGTATCGTCATTTGGGTTGTCATAAAAAATACAAACTCTTTTGAATTCTTCATCTTTTTCATCAAAATCAACAATATAGCTTGTTTCTTCAACACCGCTCACATATTCATTTATTTTTTGTTTAGCCATATTTACGCAAAAGTAAGAGTTGTTTGTGTCGAAGGTGCGGAGAAAGGTGGATATGCAGATGTGTTATTTGCTGGTGCTGGTACTGATTGATTTGCACTATTATCCCATGACCAAATTACATGCGGAGTTGGATCAGAGAGTGCTTCTGTGAATCCAGCAGCACTTCTAGAAAAGGTAGTACTACCAACAGTAAAACTTGTAAAGGCACTAGAATTTGTGTTTGAAATACTACCAGCAGCCGTTCCCACATATAAATTTAATGCACTTATATTTACGAGTGTAGTTGTACTTACAAGAACAAAAGCACCCAATATAGTATTACCATTCAAAAAACCTGTAGCGGTTGTTGGACTAAGTGCTTGACCTGTTAAGGGAAAATATACGGGAAGCAATTGTCCTGAAGGCGTGAAACCCATATATCCTCTGTAGCGATAAGCAACTGAAAAGAAAGAAAAAGTACCTGTACCAACTGTTACGGTTGGATTAGTAGGTGCAGAACTAGCACCATAAAAATCATCAAAATCAATAGTCGTTCCTAATGTGCTGTTGATAGTTTTTCCAGCAGCAGCAGTCAAACCCCTAATATCAGTATCGTTTAAACTTGCAGTTGTGTTTGTAGTACCACCAGCTTCAACATGAATAGCATCTAAACTTAAAGCACCTGAAGTTGGTAAAGCCATTATTTACTCTCTAATTGTTTTACTTTTGCTGATAAATCTTTAACAGCTTCAATTAATACCGCAGTTATTCTACTGTAATCAACAGACTTAGTACCCATTTCATCATCAGCAGTCAATACTATTTCTGGTAGGATCTTTTCAACTTCTTGAGCAATAACTCCAATATTTTCTTTACCATCTCTTATATAGCTTACTCCTCTTAATTGTTCAACTTTAGCTAAACCATGTTCAAGTGTTTCTATATTATCTTTCAATCTTTCATCTGAGAAAGCGGTGACATTGTCATTAAAAGTTGCTGCACCTGCTTCTGACATATCAAGCGTAAGTGCTGTAATTGTTGCACCACCATCATTTCCTCTGATTCTAATATCTGCATCTGATACGGAAGAAAGCATATCAAAGAAACCAGAATTGTCTAAAGCAAAAAAACCTATTTCTGTTCCTGCGTCTTTAAAAACAATAGTACCTCCATCAGCATCAAGGGTAATATCACCAGAAACATCTAAAGTTAAATCTCCTGTTTTTGTAATACTGCCACCGACATCAATAGAGTTATTGAAACTTGCATTACCAGCTTCTGACATATCTAGAGTTAATGCACTTATGACTCCACCACCATCATCACCTTTAAAAATAATATCCTTGTCTTGTACTTTAGACTCAATAACAAAATCAGATGATGAATTTACAAAATCTCCTATAGTAGTGCCACCATCTTTAAATGTTACATTACCACCATCAGCATCAAGAATGATGTCACCAGCAGAATCAATAGTTAAATCACCACTAGATAAATCTATTTCTGTACCATCAATAGTAATGTTATCAACAGTAACACCACCATCAGCATCTAATATACCTGTGGTAGTTAAGTTTCCATTGACTGTCAAAGCACCTGATGTTTCATTACTTGCCGTGATTGATAAGGGTAAAGTAATCCAAGCATTGTTTGCAGAATTTCTTAATTTTAAAACATTAGCAGAAGTATCAATCCACCATTCATAAGCAAATGTAGTAGATGGTTCTGATGAACCTGAGTTGTTAGATACAATGGCATCTAAAGCATTATTTAGATCTGCCCTAAAATTACTTCCAGTTTGGTTTGCTATATCATAATCGTGTTGTGCCATTTAAAAACCTCTTGCTATATAGTCGAAAGTCCTAGCGACAATTGTACCACTACTGTTTTTAAAAGTAATTGTAAAACCAGATGTACTAATACTTCCTATTTCATAAAAATCACCACTAGCCATATTTTGTGCTGTAACCGCTATTTTAGGTGCAACTAAAAATGGTGTGCCATAACTTACACTTAATGCACTTGTACTTGATGTCAATTGTTGTGTATCTATTTTTGCAAAAGTTTCAAGTGTTGCAGATAGCGATGATATAAATACCTGATGAGTTATATCACCTGATGTAACTAATAATTTAAATTTAAAAGCACGACCATAATAATTACCTATTCTAAAATTTTGAAAATCAGTAAAGGTAGGACTGCCACTTGGATCATCATTTGTGGTCGCTATTTGCAATTGAACTTCGACATCATCATAAGTGTTCGAGTCAATCGAATCCCATGTATCTATATTGCCTGACCTTGAATCAAAAAAATCTGTAGTAGAACTTGTGGTAAAAGCTAAAGCAGAACTAAGCCTATAAGATTGTGCAGCAATACCTGTATCAATAACATCTGCAAATTCATAGCTACCTGAAAGACTTACACCACCAGCAGAGTCTATCAAACCAACTTCATCTATAAGTCCTAATGAATCAAAAAGCGTACTACCTTCTAATTTTAATAAATTATCTGTTGCAACCATATTGGTTTTTGTGCCAGAAAAAGATGGATTTTCAGTTCTTGTTAAAAATGTTTGCGATTGGAAAAGATCTGGTGTGACTGTATTAACTACAGAAGTTGCATTAGCAGATTTTATACCTAAAGAATCTACCGCTTTGATAAGATAAGTTCCAACTAACAAAGGCACTTCTGCTGAATTAGAAATACCTGATACTGCTTCACCCACTTGAGTTGATTGTGACCATTGTGCAGATGAAGTAACAGAAGAATGTCTAATTTCAAAAGTACCACCTATCTTTACATCTAAATCTGTGGTGGGTGTCCAACTTAAAGTAGCAGTATTTGAATCTGCTCTTAAATATAAATTTGAAACATCAGCAGGTATAGCAGTCAAACCATTTATTCTTTTAGTAGTAGATGAAAAAGCTGAAGCCACTCCAACAGTATTTATCGCTCTTACTCTAAATTCATACAAAGCTGGTTCTATGTCAAAAAATTCAAAATTAGTATTTTCAGATGTACCTGCACCTTGAAAAGATGCTTCGGTGGACTTTTTGAATTCGACATCATAATGGTCTATTGTGACACCTAAATCTTCCCATTCTGTATTTACTGAAGCACCAAAATTTAAAGTTGCTTTTGCTTTTACACCTGAACCTTGTGTAGTGGTAAATAATTCTTCTGTTACAGAACCAATAGCAGGTGTATTGACATCAGGCAAAATGCTAAAATTTTTGACTTCAAATGTTTTTGTTGCAAAATCTGAAAATACACCAAGTCTATTTTTTGCTCTTACAGAAACAAAATATTGACCTGCTTCTAACTTATCTACAGTAAAACTTTCATTTATAGTCCTACCTTCAAAATCAAAGCTAGACTTATCACTTAACCTTACTGTGTTTAATTTGTTTATGCCTATCTCATAAGATTCTACTGATGAGTTTTTAGGTTGTGTCCAATTAATAGTTAATCTGTTAAAAAGTGTAGGTGGTATAGCAATTAGTTTTTCAGAGATAGTGCCTATAGTAGGTTTTTCAACAGTAGCAAAATCAGGTAAGTTTGTATTTGGTGCTGTATCTTCGGCAGATATTACACCAAAATTATAAACATCATCATCATATTCTCTAGCTGTAATTTTTACTTCATCATCATTTTTTATTGCAAGTTTCATGATCTTAAATTTTTTACCTTGATTAGAATTAAGAGTATTCCAGCCTAGAGATTCTAAAGAAATAAATACAACATCGCCTATTTCTGCCCTAAGACCTTCAATAGTAGAAGTAAAATTGAAAACCAAAGATTGTCTTGATTGTTTAAGATTTATTGTAGAAATCATCATTGCTCTTTCCATTTGGTCTGTAAATGGAAGTTCTATTGCTTTTTCTAAAGTCAAACCATTGTCTTGAGATTTAAAGGTAGAACTTTCCACAATTGCAAAATCACCTTGCATATCTCTATTAACATTAAAAAAATTTGCTCTAATTCTATTTGCTTTGTATTCTTTGCCACCTAAAGCTAATTCAAAAGCACCTACAATATTGTCCTCATCAAAAGTTTGTACTGCTGTACCTGTATCATCAATAATTAATTTATATTTACCGCCTGTATAAATTAAAGATCCTCTACAAGATGTCAGAAGTTTTTCTATATTATCAATAGCTTTGTTGTTTGTTCCTAAAACTCCATTGCAAGTATATTTTTTTTGTGTCTTATCACCTACTGTGACAGTAGTATCGCAAATATTTCTGGCAGCAGTAAAAGAAGCAGTATCTATATCTGATGACGGTATTGATCTACCATAAATTGTGTTAGTCAAATAATCCTCTATGCAGTCTGCTGGATTATCACTAAATACTTTTATTGTAGAACCGCCTGAAGTGACGCTTCTTGTTTTTTTTCCAATAACATCAAAATTCACTTGCGGTATTCCTGTATTACCAAATATTTCAGGAACAAATTCCAACCTTATGATTGCATAAGCAACACCTTGTAATTTATCTGATGATGTCCAAATACCATCTGTTTCTAAAATTAAATCTGAATCAGCAGTTTGTGTTTCTGTACCATTGTAAATTTCAAATTTGACTACATTTTTATATTTATCATTTAAACCTTGTACAGCACCGTACCAAATACTAAAGGTAGTTTCTAAAATAGGATCATTATTAAAATAAATTTGACTTACTCCTTGTATTTCTCCTTCTGCAATAGCATAGACAATGTGTAGAAACTCATTGTTATCACCTGAAACATGATAAAAAATGGGTGTGCCACCAACCCTTCTTTTACCATATATTACAGGTAATGGGTTTGTCGAACCTTGTTGATTTGAAAGCACACTCCTTGCTTGTGCTGACATAGTTTCAGAAAAGTCCATATTAGCCATGCCTATTAACTGAGTACCAACATAAGCACCAACAACCACTGTAGCCACACCAATTGCAATTGCTGTACCTACTGCAATTCCTGTAACACCTACAGTACCAGCAACAGCAGTACCTATAGCAGCGAAAACAGGTGCAGCAGCAGGTAAGGCAAAAAGACTACCTGTAAAAAATATAGAAACTAAAAATAATATTGTGGTTTTAATTTTCATTTCTTAATCTATATGCAGAATCAAAAAAGTTAAAATCAGCTATTGGTAAAATTGCTGTGCCTATGGTTTCATCTACTGATGCCATTTTACTACCAATACAAATATGACATGAATCCCAATTATCATTATGTTTGACTAATATATCTCCAAAAATTGCTTTTGTTGGGTGATATTCAACGAATCCTAATTCTAAACATCTGCCAGATATTCTTTGTCCAAATTTTTTTTGAAACTCAATAGCACCTTCTTTGTCAGAATATTTTTTGTATATTATTTTTAATAAATCTGTTCCTAATACCTTATCAAAATATTCAACTATGAATGTATTACAATCGTTTGTTCCCCATGCAAAAGGCTGTTCTAATTTAGATTCAATGTATTGATTTGCTTTTTTTATATCTATCATCTTATTTCGGTTGGCAGATTGATTGTGCTTAATGGTGAACCATAATTTACTGTAGATGTAGCTTTTATAGGTCTTTCTAAAACGCCACTTGAGCCACCACCAAATTCTGAACTAGAAGCAGATTGTGTTAGCGTAATTGTAAAATAATCTGTATTTGAAGCATCAACAACTGTATGTGATTTATTAAACAAACTTCTATCTAAACCGCCTACATCATCTATGCCTGATAAAGATATGGTGTCGCTATTTGCCAGACCATGACTTGCATAATGAACTTTTACAGTAGCGGAAGAAGCGGTAGTTTCTATTGGATTGGTTACTATAATAAATGTATCTAATGTCGCTGAATTACCACCACCTCTTGTGGTACTTGATGCAGATGTTGCTACCGTGATTGTAATGCTATTTGCAGTTATGCTAGTGACAGTATGACTTTTGTTTAGATCGGAAGCTGGTATGCCACCAACTGCTGTTGCATTAGCAATTGTAATCGAATCACCTGCTGCAATATTATGTTGTGCAAAATCAATGATTACAGATGTTGAGCCAGATGTTGTTCTTAAAGGATTTGCTAAAATGTTATTTCTCTGTGTCACTGCAACAGTCAAAGTATCAGTAGTTCTTGATGTTATTTTTTGATTGTTACTTAAGACTGTACTGCTAATTCCACCAACGCTTGTTGTGTCTAAATTAAAAGATACATCTTCATTCACTTTGGCAAAGTTATCTACATTTACAGTAATTAAATTAGATCCTGAAACAGTCTGTAATAAGACAGGCACGATTAATTCATTGTCAATTGTAATCTCACTACCACCAAATTTACCTGATTTAACAGATGTAACTGTATTTGGAACTGCGATAGTGAAACCAAAACCATCTGAATCTATTGATGTTATAGCGTGTGTTCCTGCACCCTCTGAAAAATTTATAGCAGAACTTAAAATGTACTCACCATCATCAAAAGTGACCGATTCAAAACCATTGATTTCTATAAGCTGACCTACAGTAAAAGTTGATGTGCTTCTATTTGCATAATTGAAATGGATTCTTACAGAGCCAGATTGTAAAGTCGCTGATGGGTTGGTAGGACTGTGTTCTTTAAAAATACTTTTTTGTGCTGGTGAAGTATTACTTATTGGCGATGTTACAGTTCCTTGAGTGCTTACACTTGCACTACCGCCACCTGAAGCAGTCGCACCTGTAGTCAATCCCCAATTTAATTCTTTGACTATAATAGAACTAAATCTAAATCCTGTATCGCCATCAAAGAAACTTTGTTGAGATTCGTTATTGGTAAATCTTGCATTGATTTTATCAAAATCTACAAACAAAGAACTTGCTTGTACTGCTACTGTGCTTGTACCAGCTTCGACATCTTCTTTGATTACAGGGTTATTTATTCTGCCAGAAAATATTAGTAAAGGATCAGAAACAATAGCTTCATTTGAATCTAAAAATGCTTTGTAAATTTCTACTTTTCTATCTAAATATTCATCAGTTAAAAATAAATTTACATAAGTTGTGGGTATACCTGATAGAGCAATATTTATACTTTCTATATTGGTTTCATTAGTTTCAACAATATCAGAAAAACTTAGAAAATCTCCTGTAGGAGTATATTCATTGCCATTATATGTTACAGGTATATATGCATCTGAAAGATAATAAACAACACTATCAAAAGAAAGTACTAATAAATGAAATGGTTTATTTGCAGATTTAACAATTTCAGTTTGAAATGCACTTGTACTTCCTCTATCCATCTCATTAAAAAACTTCTATTAGTGACATGGAAAAACCAAATAAAGCAGTAGTATCAGTATTAAATTGTGAAATATCTTGTGTAAAAGCTACAGTAAAAGGTACAGATGCAATCGTAATGGTTTCATCGTTAGCGACAGCATTTAAAAGATTTGGTGCAAAATTTATGGCAGCAGTACCTGAACCAGCAAAATTCACATCAGCAGTAGCCATATATATTTTTGTATGACCGCTAAATTTAAAAAAATCACCTGTTTTTATTATTCCTGATTGTGCGGATGAGAATCCATCTAAAGTTGCCTGACTTGCACCAACTGATACAGCACCATTAACTACAGGCGATTCTGAAGCATCGCCTTGAGTCGTACTTATTACAGGCGGTGTATAGGTGAAGGTTTCAAATTGACCTTGTTGTTTGACTGCAAAAGCGTAAATCGGTGCAAACTCTGATCTTGTCATTGGTGGAAATTCAACATCAAGCTGCCATCTTTGACCACCCCTTCTTCTTACTTGTCTTTTTAAATTCTGTGTTACTGATACCAATGTAGGCTCAATAGATTTTATTGTTACGCTACTAGCTGCTGGTGATGTAGGGAAAGTGCCACTCATGTTAAGAAACCTCTTTTGCCTCTTTTGTTAAATTCACTTTCTATTATGGCAGATATTGTAGGTGCATTTTCTGTTATTGCACTGATAGTATCTTTTGAATCAAAGGCTTGTATATTATAAGTAATGTTTACAGGCATACCGCCAGATCCCATGCCACCACCTAATCTATTGTTTGGAATAATTGTACCTGTTTTATTTGGTACAAATAATTCTGCACCAGCTTCACCAACTATGTATGGCTTGTTTGCGGTGACAGTACCACCTCTCTCTCTACCTAATCCACCTAAGAAAGAAGTAAAACCACCTGTAATTTTATCTATAATTAATTTTCTAATTGCTATTCTTAATAATTCTTTAATGACAAAGTTTGCAAAATCTTTGAAGGCAAATTTACCTGACATCAAACCATCTACCAAAGTATCTTCAAATTTTTTCATGGAACTGACAATCGTATCTCCTATCATTTCACCTGTTGATTTAAAAGACTCTTGAAAAGTTTTTAAAGGTACTTGAGCATTAGCAGCTAATTCTTGAATCATAATTTGAAATCTGCTCAGTGGTTTCATACACATTTCAATTAGAGTTTCTTCAGTTTCTTTTCCAAATCCTTTAATCTTCTCTATGGTTGTTCCTAAACCATCAACTAACTTTTGAATAATTTCACTTGGCAAAACTTCTTTACCAAAAGATTCTCTTAATTTGTCATTTTCTTCTCTTAATTTTCTAATATTTTCTTGTGCTATTTCTGTTCTTAAACCTCTTGTAAAGAAAACTGATAAACCTTCAAATGCAATAGTCAAATTATTAACAGCTATTGATAAAGTGGCAGCAATTTCTGACATTGAAGCAAAATTTGTTTCAAATGCCATTCTAAATTCATCAATTGCCAATAATGTATCTTGTAAACCCGTTAACAAAGATATTGCCAACTGTTTGCCAAATTCGGCAGCATTAATATTTGCTAAAGTAGTTTCAAATTTTTCTGCCAAATCATCTAAAACAGGTAAAAAAGCAGTAGTAAAAGCATCTCTTATAACTCTTATTGAAAAACCTATTCTTGATAATCTATCGTTAAATTGTTCTGTTGCAGTAATAATCCTACCACTAATAATATTTCCAAGTTCTTTTTGTTTTTGTATGAAAATAGCAAAAGCTTCACCACCCATCATTATAGTGTTAGTGAGTTCTTGACCTGCTCTACCGAATAATTGTGCTAAATCTCTGTTTCTCTGAAATTCATCTGCGTTTTTACTCAATCCTGTCATAGTGTCTAACAAAATATCGTTAAAGCTTCTTGTGTTACCTGTTGCATCAAGCAAAGCAACATTGTTTCTTTTGAAAATATCTGTGTAAGTTTTTAGACCTGTTCTGGCTTCACCAACCATTTTTGCAAATTTTTGCAAAGCCTTATTAGTAGTTTCAATTGATGCACCAGATTGTATAGCTGATAATTGAAAGGCTTGAATTAGATCGGTGGTTGCACCTGTCCGCGTGGCTATCTTGCCTATGACATCTAAAAAATCAAAGGATTTCTTAAATAAAATTGTTAAAGCACCACCCAAAGCACCTATACTAGCAGTAAGAAAACCAAAAGCCTTTAGTGCCTTGCCTACTGCATTTTTAACACCATTAAGACCTTGTTTTACCGTATTAAAAACTTTTTGTGTTTTATTGACCGCAGAAATGACAATATTTAATTTACCTAAGTTACCCATTGTTTTCCATTTTACTATTCATTTCTTCTAAATATGCCATCCAATAGACAAACTCATCCACAGTCATGCTCTTTTGCAAATTCTCTACTGTCAAGCCGAGCCTGTCCGCCAGAGCAAACATGGCAAATATATCAGGTTCGGCTTTTACTTTTCCTGTGCTGCTTCAGATGTGACACTACCTAAAATTTCAGAAGCAACATTTGATAAAACTTCAACATCAGCTTTATTCATTAATGCTTCTTTATCAGCTAATGTGAATAACTTATTACCTTCAGAATCAAGACTTTTAGTAATGATTGCATAAACCATTACTTCTAAGTCACCACCGTTTGCCATTTTGTAGAGTTTTTTAGACTCTTGTAATGTCAATGGTTTTGTAAAAATTTCTAAAGGTTGATCTTCAGTTCCCCATTCTTTGACTTCAATTTTTTTAATTTCTTGTGAGTCAAAGTGAGCAACGACATTATCAATTGCTTTAGTCATTATTAGTAAGTACCAATAGTCAATGCACCTGTGCCTTGAAATGCAACAGTCATTTCGACAAGTCCATCGTGTGCAGCACTTCTAGTAATATCAGTTACAATAGCACTTCCTGACAGCTTATATGCACCACTTCCTGTGCCTTCAGGTGCTAGATTTAAAGTAAATGAAGAACCTATAGTCAAAGAAACTTGACCACTTGTATCGGTATCATCAAAGAATAAATCTATTGAACCTGAAAATTCAGTAAGAGTAGCTTCAAATGTTTTTGCTGAGTCACCCATAGAAGTTGATTCTGTAGTATCACCTGTTTGTGTGATACTGTAAGATCTAACTTCTGCTAAAGCATTACTGCCTGTCTGTACTACACCAGCTTTACCTGTAAATGTTGCCATCTTTAATCCTCTTTAGATTTTGTTTTAATTTTAGACTCTTTTTCAAGAGTCCACCCATTTGCTTTAAGATTTTCTACTTCAGAATCAAAAACAATAATTTTGCTTTTGCCATCAGAAGAAACCATTACATTTTTATCCATAATAAAAACCTCTATAAAGCGACATCTGCTGCCACTTCTGTAGTTTGATAACCTATATTATATACCATAGTCATTACTGCGATAGGTTGTTCACCCTCACCATTATAATTTATTTCTGTAGAATCTAGGAAAGAATCTCTGGCTAAATTATTGTGAGTTACATCTGCACCCATAGCAGCTTCAACTTCTTTTGCAATTGTGTCTATTGTATCGTCATAATTGCTATTTGCTTTGACATACGCTTCAACTACTAGAGATAAATTCCTTTGTAATGTCCTTGTTGAACCCATTTCTAGTAATTCTGAATCTTCAGATTTTGTATAAATAATTATTGCTGGTAACTTAGAATCCTCTAAATTATAAACTCTGCTTTGAAAAACATTAGATCCTGTGGTTGTCAAACCTGTTAATGTTGTGCCTACTCTTTCTCTGATTTGTTGTCTAATGTGATTTGCCATTATTGTTCTTGTAATATTAAAGCTGTAACACCTGTATTATCAGGTTGCACATTTACGACAGAATAAGTTTTTGCACCTTTGATGGTGTTGCCATCAAGATCAGTTTGTGCTGAAAAAGCCAAAGTATCGCCATGACTTGCAGATGATACATCTTTGGTTTTGCAATATGCGACAGGTGTACTGCCTTCCACACCAACAGTCAGACCATCTACTGATAAATATTCATCTTCAAGAATAACCTTGATAGTAGCAGCAGAACCGCCTGATGGCGTATATGTAGCAGAAACACCATGTCCAAATGAAGCATCAAAGTAGCCATCAAAATCAGCATCAAATTCTAAAGCCATTTATTTGCCTTTTCTTTTTTTAACTTTGATTTCTGATTTTTCTAAACCTACGCTTCTATCTTTTTTTTCAGATACTTTGCCTTGTGATATTTCTGCCTTGCCATAACTTATTAAAGTATTAGCAGTATCGTTATCTAATTCGACAACATCACCAGCAGAAACTTTTTTACCAGAAGCCATTGTATCTCTAAGAATTAAAACTTTCATTTTACTTACCTTCTTTTTTGAAAGGGCAGTAGAGAAAACCCCTACTGCCTTTTCAGTTGTTAAGACCACCTATTAACTTGCGTTACAGAATGATACTGCGTGTCTTACAGCAATATCGACTGATTGCAATGCAACCACTCTTACTGTACCTGAAGTACTATTAGTAAAAGGATCTACAACTATATCAAGACCGCCAAAGAAACCTATTAATAGGTCATTGAAGTTTCCAAATACATAGTTGTTTGCAGTTAATTGATTTGATACCACTACAGGATAACCATTAACCTGATTGTTCTCCGCAACAAATAAACCACTGCCAGAATCTTTAGCAGTTGTTTTTAAAGTTCCAAAGTTTGTAGGGTTAATGATATAAGCTAAATCGCCTACTAAAGCATTATCTACAGCTACAGCAGTTTCAATAGATACCATTTCTGCAAAAGTTGGTGCAGCAGCACTACTTAAAGAAACAGTATTGATACCTGAAGTGTTAGTAATACCTGTAGGATTTCCACTTGAACCACTACCTTCTAAAGCACCATCATCAATTGCAATTGCCATTGATTTTGCTAAATCGTCACGAACTAAATTTTCAACATCTAAAGATGATTGAAGCATCAATTGACGAGTTATATCAGTATGCACTCCGAGAGTCTTAGGTGTCATGGTTACAGAACCAATTACCATTTCAGACTCACCTGATGCACCACCTTCTGAACTAATAAATGCAGCAGAAGCAGCAGATGTTTTCTTAGGGATTTTTACATCGCCTGATAGTCCATTTAGATTTGTAGCTAATGGCATTACAGCAGATGCATTTCTAAGTACATCAATAAAACTTTCTGGTCTAAAGTCTTGACCTATAAGTCCAGCATCATCGGAAGCATTTAAATCTCTTGTGTTCCAATTAGCCATAACTTCAGGCGGTAACATTATACCTTGTGCAGTTCTGCCATAGTGTTTTGATGCTTCTTCTGAACATTCAAATTCAAATTCTGCATCCCTTTGTGCTTTTCTGTCAGTAGGATTTGCTAAAGCATTAATTGCTTTCATAATCGAAAACTGACGGACTTGCTTTTTACTCATGCCAATTTCAGCAGTTTCTAAAGGTTTGTCAGTTGCTATATTTTCTAACAAAATACCTCTAAATTCTTCTACTGAGTTGCCATCTTGAATTGCCTTGTCAGCTAGATCCCTTCTGTTGTGTCTAACAGCTAAATCCATAATTTCTTTAGAATTTCTTACGAATTCGGCTTTAGCTTCAGCAACAGATTGTTCTCTAACTTCATCAAGGTTTATTTCATTTTTAACTTCTTCAGTCATTGTTTTTACCTTTATGGTTGTTTGTTTATCTTTAGAACGACCTACTCCTACTTGCATAGATTGGTCTGCTGGTACAGAAACAACTGACACCTCTAATGGTGTCGTTTGCACTCTGTACATAGGCTTATCATCTTCCATTTCCCTCATTCGTTCCATGCCATTTATTTTGTAGCCAACACTGATATTTTGACGAATACCATCTTTGACATCTTGAAATATTTCTTCTGCCAATTCACCTCGACCAAAGCGAACTACTGCCTTTGCACTTTTTTCAGAAGAATTTATTTCATATCTTTCGACCACTCCAATTTGTTTTGTCATGTCATGGTCAAGTAATAAAGGACTTCTGCCACTACCAATAAAGCTAGTGTCAATGTCCTTTTCAGAATGTGAGATTATCTCCATGCCAAAATCTCTTTCAACAGGTTCTTCGGAACTGACTCCGATTCTCACCCTTCTATTTTCTTCATCGATGTGTGATGCTCTTGAAAGGTCTAAAGTTCGATAGACAATATCGGACTTATCTAGTCTTTCTTTTTCATCTTCATCTTTTTCTTCATCATGGTATGGTCGAGATTCCATCATTTCTTTGTCCTCATCTTCCATACTTTCCATCATACCCTCATGCTTCGCAAATGATACAACATAAGTATCATCTGTTTCTTCCACATTAAGGATATGTCTATTTTCTTTATATTCCATAGATTTATCCTCTTTGTTTTTGGTTGATAAAGGGTGTCCTTCAGGAAGCAAATCTTGATCGTGTTTGCCACCCTGAAATCTTCCATTTCGCAAAGCGAAAAGGAAACTGTTTACTCTCGCATATGCCCATTGTTCAGCAGAACCAACATTAGGTCTTACTGAAGCAGGATTGGTTTTGTATGCACCAATACCTCTTTCAAAGACTGCGAGTAATGTTCTATAAGTTGTTCTTTTGGTTGTTGCATTTCCTACTTCTTCATTATGTTCTTCAACCTTTTTTTTCAATCCTTTTTCGACAGCATCAGAAACTTGTCTATCTTGTTGTGCTTGACTAGCTGAACCAGATTCTTTTTGTTCTACATATTTGATAGCTTCTAAAACTACATCTTTCATTCTTTGTTCACCTAATGTTCCTATAACTCCCCACTTCATTTGTGCTATGACACCTGCAATATTTGATGGTCTGGCTTTTTTTTCACCAGATTTAAATTGGCTACCATCTTCAAAATGTCTTGCAACCCATGCTTCTCTTTCTTTAATCCAAGAAAGCACTCCTTCTGTTTCTTCGCCATTTCTTGCTTTAGTCCATAAATTAAATGCTTCATTACCTCTTATGTTGCCACCAGCTTTGTAAATATCTGGATCATTTTCTTTGACACCAGCAATGAAACCATAATCAAATTGTGGATAATTTGAATTTCGTAAAGATATTTTTTTATCTTCACCTTTGGTTGGGAAATCAGTTAAATCATGTTTACTCATCGTTCCCACCTTGAATATCAGCTTCAACAGGTATTTTCATACCAAAAGGTTGGAATGCTGTTTTAACACCATATTGTTCTGCCAACTTTTGTTCCCTTTCATGTTGTTCAAATAACTCCTCAACATCCCTACCATAGTTTGCTTGAACATCTTGAAATGTTACTAGACCTGACTGCATACCACTTATTGAAGCCATCATTTCTTTTTGTGGATCTACCCATGAAAAACTTCTTGGTATAAAGTTTGCTGAATTAGCAAACTTATCGTATCTGCTCATTGGCAAAGGTTGGTTGGTACTTGGAGATGTTGAGATAGCACCACTTGATATTGACATCTCTAACCATTTTTCAAAAACAGGTCTAACGAAATGGTCAATGGTAAATCTTTGGTACAGTCTGTACATCTCACGATCTTCTAATGCACCTGCTCTGAGTGAACTGTAATTTACAGAACTAAGGTCATTGGTTAAAGCGTGATAAGAAATATTTAACCCTGATGCAATACTTCTCAAAACTTGTGTACTGAATGATTCAAAAGCTGATGTTGGGTGGTCAGGATCAAAAGCCTTGAAATCCATACCTGCTGGTAGTTGCTCAAATGTTCCAGCTTCAGCGTTCATTATTGGAACATATTCTTCATCTTCACCATCACCCACATAGCCATCACCATCAGGAGAAACAAAAAAACCCATCTTACTTGCCGATACTCTTGCAGAAACTATCTCTGCTTCTAAATAACCATTTAATAATTTTATGTTTGCCATCGCTGACGAAGTAAATGGTACACCTCTATTTTGTTCAGGTCTGTTAGGTATATAAGCATGAATCATTTCATCTGCATTAACTCTGATGTGTTTTTGATTTGCATAGAATTGATTATCGAATGGGTGATTAGCAAAAAGATGGTAGGCAACAGGTTTGTTTTTTGCATTTAATTCAACTCCCATTTTGATTTTATTACCGCCCTTTTCTGCATTGTCATTTTTAGTTTCATCTAAATGGTCTGCTTCCAAAAACTCTATCTGATAACCAAACTCTGAATCTCTCGATTTGACATGACGAACCAACACCTCTCCATCCCTTGCTAAAGATTCAATAAATAATTTTTGACAGTCTATGAAAGTTAATCTGCCATTGGTTGTACAATTACCCAACCTACACCATTGATGCCATTTTTGTTCAATAATTCTATTTGCTACTAAATCCAAACTGCCATCGTCGTTTCTTGCTTTCATTGATAAACGAATACCGTTGTTCCCAACAACATTTGATTGCATAAGATTTAAATATCTCTGCACATAACTATCGTTTCTGGCTAAATCCCTTGATCTATCTCTAAGCAGTCTGAGATTAGTTTTTATTTCTTCATCAGCAGATGTAGAAGTTTGTAAAAAATCAGAAAATAATCTGCCTGTACTTGCACCATTATATTTTCTTAAATTTAATGTTTTTCTTCTTTTTGGTTTTCTTGTAAATCTATCGTACCAAGCCATTAGAATTTAACCTCTATTGTATTACCTGACCTTTGTTTATTTTTAATTCTAGCTTTTTTAATTTCTTCCAAGTATTCAGCATGGTATCTATCTCTAAAAGTTAATAATTCATCTATAGACATTCTTGATAAAGAACGACCAGCTATTGAAAAAGAAGATTGATCTATTGATGCTCTGTTTTCTAATACAGCTTCAATATTATCTAATACTTTTTTTGCGTGACTTCTTAAATCTGCATTGGTATTAGCTAAGTTTTTAACAACTGTGCTTCTGCCTGTATCAACTCTTATTCTTTGTGAATCGGATGTCCTAGTAATAAAAGCGTTCCAGATATAATCGCCATCGGCATAACTTGCTGTGGTTGAAGATGTTACTTCAACAAAATAAGTATCATCAGCTTCAGTAGCAGTAATAGTAAATTTATGTGAACCACCGCCACCTGAATCTTCGTGAAATTCATAAGTAAGTGCATAAGCAGATGTAGGATATTCATCAGCTAAATCATCCCTTCGCCACAATAATCTATCGCCCACTACAATAGTGTCAGGTTCTTGTGTTGGATAATTGGTTCTGTCAAATGCGTTGGACATACTTTAAATACAAAAATTTCTTCTAAAAAGATAGAATTAAAAAGCATTTTATCATTAAAAGATAAATAAAATTAATTTAATTTATTTGCAAATAATAGTTGTAATTATCTGTGGATTTGCTATTGTTATCATATAATTATAAAAAAAGGAGAAAATTATGTTTAAAAAAATACCTGAAGATAAGTCTTTTGAATACAAAGGCTACAAAATTGAAAGAAGATTTCATGGTGCATTCAAAAGAAATTTATGGCTTATAGATGAAATAGATTTAGATGGCAATGAATGGATGAAAGACTATTTGCGTGATGATTGTTGTCAGACTGATATGATTTACATCGATAATGGCTCTTACGAAGGTAAAAAATATTATCTATTAGAAAGTTTTGGATCTTGTAAAGCGTTCATATCACAAATTTTATTAAACGAAGATTGGAGTTAAGGAGAAAAAACCAAGAAAGCCACCTTATAGGTGGCTTTCTTTTACCAATCATTAACCCAAGTATTTCTTCTTCTGCGATTAATTAGATTCTTTCTTTTCTCTTGTTTCGGTTGTGATTCTTGCGATTCGCTTTTGGTTTTTATTTTATTTAGATTTGGAGAAAGAATATAGAATCCAGCTAAAGCATAAACAAAATTATCAAGTGCTTCATTTCTTTCTCTTGTCTGTTTCCAAACCAATTTCTTTTGTCCACGATGAAACTTAATTATTCTTTTCTCTGCGGTTAGTTGTTTAAAATATTCTTCATCAACTGTACTTGGGAAATGGATATATCCAGCTTGATCTTCTTCTGCGACATTCAACCAACTAAACAAAGTATCTTTAGCAGTATCAGTTCCGATTGGATAAAGACTTACTCTTTGTCTGCCTGATTGTGTTGGTCGATTGGCAATTGGTTTCCCACTTATGCTTTGACCTTTGATAGCAAATACCCTTCTGCCCTGTCTTGGTTTTACAAAACCATAAACACTTTGCGTGGCATAACCTGAATCAATACAAGTAATTGCTATTTTTAATTTATGATTATTTTCTTTTGTAAATGATGATAATAAATATTCATCTAATTCTTTCCATACTTCCAATTGGTTAGGATCTCCCCAAAAAATTTTGTATTCAATTACATATACTTGATTTTCTGCTGACCAACCTACAACTTGTGCTTCTAATCTATCTGACTGACAATCGACACCACAAGTTAAGACTACAACATTTTCAGGTATAGTTTCATGGTCATAGTTTTCTCTACGATTTAATAAACTATCTGATTCTATTTCTTCGCCTTTTTCTGTAAAACATTCGCCTAATGATGTATTCACCCAAACTCTTAATTGTTCTGGATTATTTTTAGCAATCAAAAATGATTCGACAACTTCTTTCCATGTTCGCCATGATGAATACAATTCGTTAAGATGAAAACCAGCAACATTGCTTTTATTACCTTCTTGAATCCATTTGCCATTTTGCATCATGTAGGGTTTATCAGATTCATCAATAAGAACTCCACAACTCTTACAAACATAATTTACATTTTTTAAATCATCATCCCATTTGATGTTAGACCATTCTAAATGTTGATAAGTTTTACAATGCGGACAAGGCACATGATACTTTCTTTGGTCTGATGTATTCCAAGCATCTTGTATTCTGCTTATGCCATCTATGGTAGGTGTTGATGTCATTATGATTTTACGATTCCAAAAGGTTGAAGTTCTTTTTCTTGCTAAATCTACAGGATCACCTTCAGGAGTTGGTTGGTATCTATCAACCTCGTCTAGTAAAACAATTCTACATGGTCTTGATGATAATGATGCTGGTGAATTACTTCCTGAGATAACTACAAAACCACCGCCAAACGATTTAGATAATATGGTATTGCCACTATCTCTGCTTTTGGAATCTTTGACTTTACCTCTTAGGGCATCAGAAGCAGAAATCATTTTTGATAATCTTTGTGTTGAAAAGGCTCTTGCCATTTCAAGTGTTGGCATGACAACTAACATGGGTGCAGGATCGTGAGCAATATGATAACCAAGTATGTTCAAAAGTATTTCAGTCTTGCCAACTTGTGCAGACGACATGATAACGATAGTTTCTATATTTCTGTCATTTAGGGTGTCCATAATGCCACGCTGATATTCAGCACGACTTGTTTTCCATTGTCCTGCCTCTGCACTAGACTCAGAAGTTAAAACTCTATGATTGTCCGCCCATTCTGAAACTTTAAGTTTCTTGGGTGGCTTGAATGTCTGTATTGACTGATTCCAAATTATTTTCAGAGTTTTTTGGAAGTCCTGTGTTTGCGAGTTCATTTAGTGCTTCATGTACTTCGGTTGTGATTAAATCTTCTACTTCAGCATAGGATTTTAAACCTAAGACCTGATGAGTGACCTTTGCTGGTATATTTAATAGCTTTGAACGACAATTTGCAATTAAGTTCTGCCAAGTATCAATGACATCATCAGAATGTACTAACTTGCTTGATAATACAGCTACTTCTATTTCTTTGTGATCTGCTTGATTCTTAGTTAGCCTTAATTTTTCTTCATTTATGTCATTTGGCACATCTTTTAGATGCAATCTTGCTCTTTCTCTTAGATATAGTATGTAGGCTTTGCGACAAGCATCAATATCCATACCACCACGACCTATGCCTTTGGGTAATATACCTTGTGATACTAAGTTAGATACATATTGTTTTGTAAGACTCAAATGTTCACCAACTTCTTTTTGATTAGCCATTTCTACCGCCCAACATTTGTTGTATCTTTATTTTCTTTAATTCTTCTGCTGTTGGCATAGATTGTTGTTGTTGTGGTTGTGACATCAGCTAATTTTAGCTAATTTTTACCAATTCTTCTCCTTTTGTGCTTATTCATGCTAGAAGTCTTAAGTTTTTTTCTTCCTATGCTGGTTTTTTTGTATTTATGCCTAACTTCGTTGTATTTAGTTTCTTTTTTTATTTTAGCCATTTTTTATCTTAAACAAACTCAATACTTGTAAGCTGTGACTAAAAAAATAATGCGCTTCGAATCACCA